GGATAGATGACAAGAATAATATCAAGACGATTAATTTTGCTAAATCTGTGTGTTCAGAAACAGCTCGGCTCGCAACACTGGCGATTGGCATTCAGATTGACGGTTCCGCAAGGGCTACGTGGCTACAGGAGCAGATAGACAAGGTATATTTCCAAATCCGGCACTGGGTAGAATATGGCTGTGCTTACGGAACCGTGTTCATTAAGCCGAACGGCGAGAGCCTTGATGTATTTACACCGGCAGATGTGATGATTGTGGATTACGATAATCAGGAAATCAAAGGGATTATATTTAAGGATTCTTATACTGTTGGACGGAAATACTATACGCGGCTTGAATATCATAGATTTATTGAGACCACCGTGGACGGAGTGACAACCTATCCGTATTATGTTTCAAACAGAGCTTATGTATCAAAATCTCCTCAAAGCATCGGAGACAAGATTGACCTCAAACAAACCAAGTGGGCTGATCTTATGGCAGATACACCGCCGATTCTCAAAGTAAACGGTGAGAAACTGGACGGACCATTGTACGGAGTACTTCGGACACCACAGGCTAACAATGTGGATATTAGCACGCCACTGGGACTTCCGATATTTGCGGAAGCTATAGAAGAATTAAAAGACCTGGACATTGCATACAGCCGAAATGCAAAAGAAATCCTTGATTCTAAGCGGACTGTTCTAGCAGATGACAGATTGTTGATGCCGAGTGGTTCACCTGTCTCCGCTATGACACCACAGGCAATGGAACATAGATGTTCAGAAATGAGCTTGCCGGATTATGTAAAAAATGTATTCGGACAGGATGAAAAAGAGTTTTACCAGGAAATCAATCCAATTCTCAACACAGATACCCGTATAAGCGGCATAAATGCCCTTTTAAGCCAGTTGGGATATAAGATTGGATTCTCTAACGGGTACTTTGTTTTTAACGAATCTAGCGGCATTCAGACAGCTACAGGAGTAGAAGCGGAACAGCAGAGGACAGTGCAGTTCATTAAAGATGTGCGTGACAAACTGGAATCCTGTCTGGACGAAGTTATTTACGCATTGAACGTTTACGCTGATCTGTACGGACTTGCACCTGTTGGAGCCTATAAAGTAAATTATGACTTTGGCGATATTCTGTATGTGCGTGAAAACGACCGTGCAAGATGGTGGCAGTATGTGACCACTGGCAAGATTCCGTTCTGGTACTATCTGGTAAAATTTGAAGGATTTAGCGAAGAGGACGCGAAAGCTCTCGCAGAAGAAGCGAATAAGGAAAACAAAGCAAGTGGATTATTTGGGGATGAATAGCCTATGAAGATTAATAATCATGTTGGAAATGTACATATCAAATTCGATACAAAGCGGATTGATGGCAATTTGAAAGAAGCGCAAACGAAACTGAATATGCAGATTGTAGCGGACTGCGAGCCTTATGTACCTTTCCAGCAAGGAGCATTGAGAAGTAGCGTAAGATACCCGCAGGGAATTGACGGTGGCGAGATTGAATATAATACTCCTTACGCTCATTATCTGTACACGGGCGAGGTATATGGTCCGAATATTCCGCTCAAGGATGCACAAGGCAATATTATCGGATGGACATCTCCACCTAAAAAATCACCCACAGGAAGAAGATTACAATATCATACACCAGGGACGTCTGACCATTGGTTTGAGCGTGCTAAGCAGGAACATCTATCTGATTGGGTGAGGCTTGTAAAAGAAACGGCAGGTGGTAAATAATGCTTCCTCCAGAGTATTTCCACGGAAAAGAAAAAAAGATCCTTGCAATTTATCAAGAACTAGAAGATTTTATAATGACGGACATTTCCAGGCGTATTCTCCAGACTGGCGGTATGACCGCCACAGCTGATCGGCTCATTTGGAAGCTCACGCAAATGGGAGAAAGCAGAGTTGCCATTGAACAGAAACTGCAGAAGCTTACAAAAATGACACAGCCAGAGCTTAGACGGATTCTGCGAAATGCCGTGATGACTTCCTGGGACAATGATAAAGATATCCTTTTAGGGATTGATGAGAATATAAGTCCACCATTGGAGAATCCAGAAGTGATAGCGGTGATGGATGCAGAGTTTAAAAAGACATTGGGAGAGCTTAGCAACCTGAGCAGGACAACCATAAATCAATCTCAACGTGATCTAATTAATCTGCTGGACAAAGCCGAAATCCGTGTTGCTTCCGGTGTGCAATCCTACACCACTGCAATTTGTGATGTGTTGGACAATTATGCACAAAAAGGAATCATGGTGGATTATCCAACAAGCGGTGCAAAAAGAACCCTTGAAGCATCTGTGAGGTGTTGCGTGGTAACAAGTATGAATCAAACGGCGGCACAGGTAACGAATCAGTACATTGCACAGGCAAAGACAAATTATGTCCTTGTATCAGCCCATCTGGGAGCCAGAACAGCACAGAAAGGACAGCCTCCTTGCGGAGATCATTCGTCCTGGCAAGGAAAGCCTTACTCAATAGTTGGATCAGAACCGGGGTATCCTAATCTTTTTGATAGTACCGGCTACGATATCAATCCGAACACTGGACAGGGGACTGTTCGGGATCTACATGGTCTTCATGGTTACAATTGCCGCCACAGTCACCAGCCATGGGCGAAAGGACTGAGGAATCCCTGGGAGGACGAGCACAAGATTGATTCTGAAGAGAATAAGAAAATCTACGAAGATACCCAGAAACAACGAGCAATGGAACGTTCAATCAGAGCGACTAAACGCAAGCTGATAATGAAGAACGAAGAAATCAACTCAGACGATATACCGGATTCTGAAAAAGAAAAACTAAGATCGGAATATGATCAAATGGCTTTTAAGCTGACTGAACAAAATAAGGAGTATAATAAATTCTGTGAGGAAAACAATCTTGCAGCACAATATTACCGCAACAAGGTAGCAGACTTTGGATATAAGCAGCAGTCCAGGGCAAATGCCGTGGCAAAAAGATTTATGAGAGCAAAGTGAGGTAGATATGGAAAGATGGGTATATTTTAATCCGAATCCAGCCGGGAATCGTGTAGGTGACTGTGCTGTCCGGGCGATATGCAAGGCATTAGAACTGGATTGGGAAACGGTATTTACAGGATTAATGGTATATGCTTGCTCGCTATCAGATATGCCAAGCGCTAATTATGTATGGGGATCATATTTGGCAAGGCATGGATATCACAGAAAGCTTGTGGAACAGTCAGAGAGGTATATTTATACAGTCAATGATTTCTGCGCAGATCATCCTACTGGTACATACATTCTTTGCATAGACGGCCATGTGGTGACGGTACAAGACGGAAAATATTACGATACATGGGATAGCGGTAATGAGGTCCCGGTATATTACTGGGAAAAGGAGTAGCTAAATGAGCATACAGGAATTTATTCAGTTTTTTCTTTCAATCTGTGGAGGAGTATCAATTATTGGAGGGGCAGCAGCTGTAATCCTTAAGTGGATTACCCCGGCATTCCGACTTAATAAGCGAGTAGAGACACTGGAAGAACATGATAGACGAGATTATGAAAGTCTTCGGAGAATCGCAGAACGAGATTCATTAATTCTGGAAGTGCTATCAACCATGTTGGATAGTCAGATTAGTGGGAATAATGTAGAAGAATTAAAAAAAACAAAACAGAAGCTTACAAATTATCTTGCGCAGAATCAACGTTAGCATTAGTAAGGGGTATGCTCATGAAATTATATGTGTTCACAAAGAAAGATATAGACAGATTCTTGATAGAGTGTAATTTCACGCCGGACGAAGAAAGACTGTTTCGGCTGAGATGCCAGGAGCGCACTCTTGAATACTGCGCTGAACAGATGAACGTGAGTATATCTACAGCAAAGCGGTTAAGCCGGAGGGTAAATAATAAAATAATCAAAGTGTGCTGATACTTTTTGGATACTAATTAGAGCCAGAAACGACCTGTTTCCGGTTCTTTTTTTATGCAAAAATATAATCAGAAAGGCGGTGTATAAGATGGCATTATATAACAATCCTTATCAATATAGCTTTGGCGTTCCTGGGCAGATGAATCAGTTCCAGCAACAGCCTGTCCAGATTCCAGCTCAATCAGTGCAGCAACCACAGCAGAATAATAGCGGTATCCTGTGGGTATCCGGCGAAGTCGGCGCAAAATCCTACCTGGTAGCACCCGGAACAAGTGTTTTACTAATGGACAGCGAAAGTGAAAAGTTCTACATAAAATCCACAGATGTTTCTGGTATGCCGCAGCCACTGCGGACATTTGAATACCACGAGATAGGCTCTCAGATGCCGCCTAAGCAGCCTGTTCAGAGTATGGACAGTAAATACGTCACCAGAAAGGAATACGACGATTTAAAAGCCAAATTCGACGCTATAGCAAGTAGATTAAATTCTTTTTCTGAACCTGTTAGGGCTAATACCGAACAGGAATCAGCAGTCAAGGGAGGAAACGCAGATGAGTAATCCACTATTTAACGCGCTTGGTGGCGGGATGCCACAGGGAAACGGACCAATGCAGATGATACAGCAGTTTATGCAGTTTAAGCAGAATTTTAAGGGAGACCCGAAAGTGGAAGTTGAGAAGATGTTACAGTCTGGAAAGATTTCTCAGCAACAGCTTAACCAGGTTCAGCAGATGGCAGGGCAGTTTCAGAATCTGCTGAATAACATGAAATAGTACATTACAATCTGGCCAGATTGATGTAAATACACAAAAAGGAGATTATAACTATGGATGGAAATTATAGCTTAGCAGATATTGCCGCTGCTACTGGAAACAGTAGAAATAATGACGGCATGTTTGGTGGAGATGGCGCATGGTGGCTTATCGTGCTTTTCTTGTTCGTATTCTGTGGATGGGGAAACAACGGCTGGGGCAATAATGGCAACGGCGGCGGATATACAGCCACAGCAGCTACTCAGGCAGATATTCAGAGAGGATTTGATAATTCCGCTGTGATTAGCAAACTTGACGGAATCAACAATGGTCTCTGTGATGGCTTCTATGCCATGAATAATGGTATGCTTACCGGATTTAACGGAATCAACACCAACATCATGCAGACTGGCTTCGGTATCCAGCAGGCTATTAACGCTGACACTGTAGCAAATATGCAGAATACCAATGCACTCCAGGCACAGCTTGCAAACTGCTGCTGTGAAACCAGAGAAGCAATCCAGGGCATAAACTATAACATGGCACAGAATACCTGTGCATTGCAGAACACCATGAACAGTAACACAAGAGACATTATCGACAGCCAGAACGCCGGAACAAGGGCAATCCTTGATTACCTGTGCAACGAGAAGATATCCAATCTCCAGGCTGAAAACAATGACCTCAGACGTGCTGCATCTCAGGATCGCCAGTCTGCACTTCTTACAACTGCAATGGCTTCACAGACACAGCAGCTTATTAATGCAATCAATCCGGCACCGATTCCGGCTTACCAGGTACCGAATCCGAACACATACTACGGATGCGGATGTAACACCGGATGCAATTGCTGATAACTTCATATCGAGAGTATCTTTCGATTGATTCGGATGTCGGCTTATGCCGTATTACACAGAGGGGCAGGCTGAGACCTGTCCTTTTGTGATATGAAAGGAGTATTTTTATGGCAGAATTTACAAATGTAGCTGCTCAGACTGTAGCAGCAAATGGAAACGTAGTATTTTCAAACACAGCAGTCAAAGGTTCTAACTGCATTCAACACAGGGAGGGAAGTGGAATCATTACGCTGAGAGGACTTACTAACCAGTGCAAGGCTAGATTTTTCGTGGACTTCTCTGGTAATATTGCAATTCCAACAGGTGGTACTGTCGGGGCTATCTCTCTGGCTATTGCAATATCTGGTGAGCCGGTTCTTTCTTCTCAGATGATTTCCACGCCGGCAGCAGTAGACCAGTACAACAATGTGTCCTCTGGAATCTATATTGATGTACCTTGCGGATGTTGTGTTAATATCGCAGTAGAGAATACAAGCGATCAGGCTGTTTCTGTTGCGAACGCAAATATTGTCGTGACTAGAGAAGCGTAGGAGGTGTGATTATGAGAGACATTAAAGATTTATGTGCAAGAATTGAAGACGAACTGTCCAAAATTGCTGACAGTGGACTGACCACTGGAAATCTGGAAATGACATACAAGCTGATTGATATGTACAAAGATATAAAGAACACGCAGTACTGGGATAAGAAAGCGGAGTATTACAACGCCGTCCTTGATGAAATGCGTAGCGGATACAATGACGATTACAGCGAGCGCGGAAGAAAACGTGGCGGCATGGGGAGATACAGCCGCAGTGATGGAAGAATGATGTACCCAGATTATGATCGTGGCACCTCTTACGGTGATGAAAGTCGCGACTACGGAACCGGAAGAGGAAATTATAGCCGATCTGATGGACGAGACACTTACAGTGACTATATGACACAGAAACAGAATTATCGTTCTGGAAAGTCTGAGGACTGCAAGAGGAAGATGCTTGCCGCTCTGGAAGAACATCTTGACGAACTTACTACAGAAATGAGCGATATGTCCAAGGACGCAGAGTGCCGGGAAGAGCGTGATCTTGTTAAAAGATACGTTGAAAAACTGAGAAGTATGCTTTGACTCTTGCAAATGTGGGGACAACTTTTTAAAAAAAATGTGATACTATAATCTTGCAAGGCATGGTGAACCTTGTAGGGCTTGCTGATTAGAAGTTTTTGCTTTCTTTTTCGTTTCATGTCCTCCTTTCTTTGTGAATATGTCCTTAATAGAAACAGATTTGAGCGGAATCTGGAGGTTGAAAGGCGGATGCAATTTCCGGCATATTCATTAGTCGGCTTGACTGACTGGTAACACCTCCTTATAAATGAATCAACATTTCCGTGAAAGTCGGATAGTGGCAGGCATAACACGATAAATACCTTGCTAACCCGGGAATCCGGGTTAATGGAATGTAGCTCAGTTGGAAGAGCGGAGGACGCATAGTCCTTGACACCGCAGGTTCGAGTCCTGCCTTTCCAATTACCTTGCCAGTGGTCTAACTGGCTTAATCCATTTACCTGCGGCGGCAGGTCAATAAACACGACCAGGAGGATATTATGCAGAAACTTATTGACACATTAAAATCATTTGGAATTGAAATCCCGGAGGATAAGCAGGCAGATGTTAAAAAGGCACTCTCTGAGCATTATAAGAATGCTAAGGAAGTTGCAAAAACCCTGTCGAAAGTCGAGGGAGAACGTGATAACTGGAAAGAACGTGCTGAGACAGCAGAAGAAACCTTAAAAGGTTTTGACGGTATCGACCCGGCGAACATTCAGACAGAGCTTGCTGGATGGAAGAAGAAGGCTGAGGACGCAGAGAAGGAATTCAATGCGAAAATCTATGACCGCGATTTCTCAGACGCACTTAAAACAGCACTTGATGATGTTAAATTTTCCAGTGAGGCTGCAAAGAAGTCTGTTATGGCAGACATTAAAGAAGCAGGCCTCAAACTGAAAGAAGGCAAAATTCTCGGATTAAATGATCTGATTGAGCAGATGAAACAGTCTGACGCATCCGCTTTTGTGGATGAATCTCAGCAGCAGGCTCAGCAGAACCAGGCAAGGTTTACTACTCATGTTGGACAGCAACAGACACCGGGAAACATGACAAAGAAAGATATCGAAGCAATCAAAGACCCGTCCGAGAGACAGGCTGCAATTGCTCAGAATATCCAGTTATTCCAGTGATTTTTTACACCGACTATACACCAGAGTATAGCCGCTAACCCAATACCTTAACAATTATGGGTAGAAAGGACTTTTTTTATGGCAGCAAAATCCAATCTTATTATGACAAATGATATCCAGGTCACAGCACGTGAGATTGACTTTGTTACCAGATTCGAAAGAAACTGGGAACACTTACGTGAAATCCTTGGTATCATGCGTCCAATCAAAAAGACACCCGGAGCGGTTCTTAAATCAAAATATGCAGAGGGTACATTACAGAATGGAAATGTTGGTGAGGGCGAGGAAATCCCTTATAGCAAATTCGTTGTAAAAGAAAAACCCTATGCAGAAATGACTATCGAGAAGTACGCAAAGGCTGTATCTATCGAAGCAATCAAGGATCACGGTTATGAGAACGCTGTTCAGATGACTGATGATGAATTCCTTTTCCAGCTTCAGACCAATGTTACTGAAAGATTTTATAACTATCTGAAAACAGGTACTCTCTCATTCACGGAAACTACTTTCCAGATGGCTCTGGCAATGGCCAAGGGCCGTGTAGAAAACAAATTTAAGCAGATGCACAGAAATGTGACTGGCGTTGTTGGATTTGTCAACATTCTGGATGTGTACGAATATATCGGCGCAGCTGATATCACTATTCAGAACCAGTTCGGTTTCCAGTATATGAAAGATTTCCTGGGATTTAACACAATCTTCCTGTTATCCGACAGTGAGATCCCAAGAGGAACAGTTATTGCTACACCTGTGGAGAATATCGTTCTTTACTATGTTGACCCGAATGAATCTGACTTTGCGAGAGCAGGTCTTGTATACACTGTATCCGGTGAAACAAATCTGATCGGATTTCATACGCAGGGCAACTACCACACAGCAGTGTCTGAAGCATTTGCGATCATGGGGCTTACCCTCTTTGCAGAGTATATTGACGCTATTGCTGTCGGAACTATCAATGCAACTCAGACACTTGGAACTCTGACTGTAAATTCTGCGGCAGGAAGTAAGAGCGGAGATACTAAAGTGACTGTTACTCCGACAAAAGCAAGCGCAGGAAATGCATATAAGTACAAAGTTGCATCTTCTGAGACTACTGTAGATTATGGCCAGAATGTGAAGAACTGGACTGCGTGGGATGGAGAAGCTGACATTACCGCAGCAACAGGGCAGGTGATCACAGTGGTTGAGTGTGACAGTACCTATAAGGCGTTGAGTGCCGGACATGCGACTGTAACAGCAAAATGATGATCGTGGGAGGTAACTGGCATGGCTTATGCAGATTATAAATTCTATACAGAATCATTCGGCAATGTCGTGCCAGAAACCGACTTTCCACGACTGGCAGAAAGAGCCAGTGATTTCGTGGACACAATGACATTTGACAGACTGGTGGATGGGCTGCCGGAAAATGAACGCGCACAGAAGCGCATCAAAAAGGCGGTCTGTTCATTGGCTGAATTAATGTATCAGATTGAGCTTGCTGAAAAAAATGCTACCAATGCCGCCGCTAGTGGAGCATCAACCACAATCGGGTCCGGTGGTAGCACTACAGGCATTGTAACGTCTGTATCTTCTGGCAGTGAATCCATTTCCTACGCCACGCCTCAACAGATTGGAGCAAGTGCAAAGGAATGGAGTGCAGTGTATGCCGCCGCTGGAGATATACAGAAAACAAATGATTTGCTCCTTAAAACAGCTTTACCGCTGTTGATGGGAGTTAGAACAGATGATGGAATACCAGTATTGTATGCAGGAGTGTAATTATGGAATTAAAAGAACTCACCAGTAAAGTAATAGAACTGTTGAAGATCGAAAGCCCAGAACAGATTCCAGATTCTTTGATGGAAATTGTACTGAATGGAAAAACGGAATATTTCGACAAATTCTGTAATCTGGTAGAGGACTTGTCTATTGATTGGTTACAGAAGATCTTCCAGTATTACCTTGCCGATAGAAAAGTAAAGATGCAGGATTACACGCCTGTTTCACTGGCAAAATTTGTCGGAAAACTGGTACGGACAGAAAATGAACACACTGTATATGATTTATGTGCCGGAAGTGGTGCGTTGACTATTCAAAAATGGAATCTGAATAATGAATTGAAATTCGTATGTTATGAGTACGATAAAACGGTTATTCCGATTTTGCTTTTCAATTTGGCGGCAAGAAATATTGATGCAGTTGTTGTAAATGGCGATGCATTGCAGGATGAAGTCTTTGCAACTTATCTTGTAAAGAAAGGTGATAAATATTCTTCTGTAAAAAAGATAGAAAATTTTAAGCCAGAAAAGACAGATAGTTGTATTTCAAATCCACCATATAATATGAAGTGGAAGATACCGCCGTTTGCGCAGTTGCAACCTCGCTTTAATGACTGTGAGTTGCCGCCAGAAAGCAATGCAAATTATGCTTTTATTTTGACCGCATTAGATAACTGTAAGGAAAAAGTTTCAATGATTCTTCCGTGTGGGATATTAACTTCAGAACTAAAAAATGAAATAGAAATAAGAAAGTATCTTATTGAGAAGAATCTGATAGAATCAGTTATTTTGTGTCCAGATAAAATGTTTGAAGCTACTTCGATTGCAACTTGCCTTTTGACACTGAACAAGAAAAAAGAGACAACACATATTGCATTTTTAGATATGCGTAAAACTTGCGATGTAGAGCAAAGAGAACAAAATGGACAGTTTGGCGGGGCAAGTCACGAAAATAGAACGTACAAAAAAGCTGTTAATGTTTTTTCTGATGAACAGATGGAAAACGCCATTGATTCTATTATTAATCAGAAAAGCGTTGCCGAATTTTCAAAAAGCGTGCCTTTTCAAACTGTAGTAGAAAACAGATATACTCTTCTCCCAACACGATACCTTGAATTTAAAGAAGAGGATTTCGCGCACAGAGATTATGGAGAAATCATTGACGACTTAAACAGAGTTATCAATGAGAAAAATGGTCTCAAACTGACAATGAATGAAACACTTGCAAAATCAATCGGATTGTATGACATATTCCAGATGTTCAAGCAGTCGGAAGAAACAGCGGATTCCATGAATCAAATGCTTACTTTTACCGGAAAAAAAATCGAAAAAGAAAACTTTATTTCCATGACGAAGAAAGCAGGAGAACTGAAATTTGAAAATGGAAGCAAGGACAACATATCAACTATATTGCTTTCAATTTTACAGATGTGGAAACAACACATAATGTATCTGAACAATGAAGAAAATAGATATTTGATAGAATTGAGAGACGCACTTTTACCAGATTTAATGTCTGGAAAAATTGATTTTGGGAGGTGATAAATAATGGAAGCATTATTTACAAATGTAACTCTGATTCTGGCAGTAATCAGTGTTTTGGCATTTTGCGTGTCTGTAATCACACAGGTGATTAAAAATGTTGGGTTCCTGTCGAAAATTCCGACAGATGCCTTGGTGCTTGTACTGTCTATTGGAATTACTGTAGCCGCTTTTGTAGCGTATATGCAGTATATCCACATGATAATCTTGTGGTATATGATTTTAGCAGCTATCATGGCTGGGTTTATTGTGGCGTTTATTTCCATGTTTGGATGGGAGAAAATTACGGAATTGTGGAAACGAACGTCCAAGATTGACGTGGATAAGCTGAAAAATAAATGATTAAGGAGAGGGTATCATGTACGAAAAAACGGTGACGATTTTTGATTATTACGAATCAGCCACGACTGGAGATGCGTACTGGTATCCTCATGTTTTATCCGGCGTTGACCTCATTACGGACAAAGGAGCAATCCTTAAAAAGTATGGCGCAGACGCAACTGACAACGCACAGTTACACATCCGTTATACCGTTCAGAACGGCGATATAACCATTACAGATAAAGGGGGCAAGATTCTTCCATGGGTGCCGCCTAAAGAGTGGAAAAGGCAGATTAACAACGCTCTGGAAGACACTATCACATTCTCAGATGAATCGTTCTTCTGGGAGGGTGAGTGGACTGGTGGAACGGTAACTGACAGTGATTATCGGAGCGGATTTTATCAATATATGAACCAGAACAAGGACAATGTCTTTAAAGTCACCAGTGCGGGCGGACCGTATACACTGATACCACATTTTGAAATATTAGGAAAGTAGGAGGAACAGATATGGATGAATTTTTTATCAAAGGCGGAACTTTGAAGTTAAAAGATGAAAAAATGATTGAACCTAAAGCAATTATTGAAATATGTGATTCATTTAATGTATCGGTAACAAAATATCCGAACTTATTTCACCGTTTTTTCATGTTGCTCCTTTTAGGGTGGAAAGTTAGGAAGGTGAACAGCTGATGGCAGACAAGCCTATCGGAAAGGATGCAGAGGGTTATGAGATTCTGACAGAAGCTATGAAAGCTCTTCTGAATCAGTATCCTGGACTGTATGAAAACGAAACAATCAAATATGAGGAACTGGGAACTGATAGCGGTATCTCGTTCTTTGCGGATACCGGAGCATTAATCTATTCAGAAAAAGAAGATGTATGCGGAACGATGCACCAGGTGTGCCAGTATCCGTTTATCGTGGTATATCGCACAGCTTCCGAAAAGGAGCGCCAGAAGCTATCTGTTCAGAAGTTTCTGGACAACCTTGGCAAGTGGATTTGCCGGGAACCAGTCACAGTAGATGGCACTGAGACGCGCTTATCCGCTTTTCCAGAGCTTTCCAGAGGGCGAGTGATAAAACGCATCATTCGCGATAATTCCTACGGCACAGAGCCGCAGGAGAACGGCGTACAGGACTGGTTACTTCCAATCACGGTAAAATACGAATATGACTGGGAAAAATGGTGATTACACCAATTAAATATAATAACTAACCGGCTATCAATCGGAGATAGTCGCTAACCTACACAGCCTTTTAAAAGTTATAGGCAGAAAGGACATTTCTATGGCAGTTACAGGCAAGATTGACCGTAAATATATGGCTCATTACATTGATGCCGGTTCTCTTTGTGGAGGACTGACACCAAAGTTTGAACGTCTTGGCAAGGATCTGGAAGAGTACAACATCGAACTCAATCCAGATACTGAAACATCTAAAAACATTCTTGGAGAATCCACATTTAAGCATAATGGCTATGAGGTATCTTCTGACGCTGATCCATTCTATGCAGATACCACATCTGACTTGTTCGGAGCATTACAGAAGATTGTAGATGGACGTCTCAAAGACGACAACCTCAAAACAAAAGCAGTCGAGGTTCATCTCTGGACAGAAGCTACGGCAGGCAAGTATGAAGCATATCAGCAGGATTGCTACGTTGTGCCGACTTCCTACGGCGGTGATACATCTGGATATCAGATTCCGTTTACCGTCAATTATACCGGTGAACGCGTAAAAGGAAAATTTGATATCAGTTCCGGTACATTCACAGCTGACAGCGAATAATTTTTAGGAGGTACAGAAAATGGCAAAGACAATTAACACAAACATTGATGATGGATTTCTTCTTTTTACATTCACAAACAAACAGGGAGAAGTATTTTCTTCATTTAAGCTGAATCCTACCGACATTAACGTTGCAGCAAGAGCGGAAGAATTGGAAACTTTCTTTGAGCAGGCTCAGGAATCTGTTAAAAATGTTTCTTCCAGCAAAGAGATGGCGGAGATTAATAAGCAGATTGAGGACAAAATCAATTATATGCTCGGATACGAAGCATCTAAGGATTTATTCAAAGAACCAATTACCGCAACAACTGTTTTTGGAAATGGTCAGGTGTTCGCTTATATTGTTCTGGACAAAATCAATGAAGCACTTGCTCCGGAAATTGAAAAGAGAAAGAAAAAAATGCAGGAAGTGGTCAATAGGTACACGGAGAAGTATACAAAATGACCGCCTATGAACTTCCCACCTCACTCAACATTAGTGGGGTGGATTTTTCTATCAGAACGGATTTTCGTGCGATTATTGATATTCTCATTGCCATGAATGATCCGGAATTAGACGAGCAGGCAAAAGCAGTTGTTATGTTGCAGATTCTGTTCGAGGATTGGCAGAGTATACCGCCAGAGCACTTATCTGAAGCCTGTCAGAAAGCATGTGAATTTATTGACTGCGGACAGGCTGATGACAACCCGAACAGGCCAAAACCCCGTTTGATGGACTGGGAACAGGACGGAGATATGATTGTACCGGCAGTAAACAAGGTTGCCGGAAAAGAAATCAGAGCTATTCCGTATATGCACTGGTGGACGTTCTTCGGATACTTCATGGAATCCGGCGAATGCCTGTTCAACACGGTCGTTGGAATCCGTTCAAAGAAAGCTCACGGAGAACGCCTGGATAAATGGGAAAAGAAATTCTATCACGATAACAAGAACATTATTGATATAAAAATACGTCTCAGCGATGAGGAGCAAGCGTACAAGAATGCGCTGAATGAGATGTTGAACCTCAAATAGTTAGGAGGTGGACACATGGCTGCTGATGGCTCAGTCATTATTGATACCAGATTAGACACAACCGGTGTTCAAAAAGGTGTATCAGCTATAAAACAGTCATTTAACGGCCTTGGAAGTGCTGTGAAAAAAATCGGTCTGCTGATTGGTGGAGCGTTTGCAGTTGGCAAGTTAGTGCAGTTCGGAAAAGAGTGTGTGGAACTCGGCTCTGACCTCGCAGAAGTTCAGAACGTGGTCGATGTTACATTTACCACCATGTCGGATAAGGTGAACGAATTCGCAAAGAATGCCATGACCTCTGCCGGGCTATCGGAGACTATGGCAAAGCGGTATGTTGGTACGTTCGGAGCAATGTCTAAGTCGTTCGGATTCTCTGAATCTCAGGCTTACGACATGTCAACAGCTCTGACACAGCTGACTGGCGATGTAGCATCATTCTATAACATCAGTCAGGACTTGGCTTATATCAAGCTAAAATCCGTGTTTACAGGTGAAACGGAAACGCTCAAAGATCTCGGCGTGGTAATGACCCAGTCGGCACTAGACCAGTACGCACTGGCAAATGGTTATGGAAAAACTACATCCTCCATGACCGAGCAGGAGAAAGTAGCTCTCCGACTCAAATTTGTACAAGATCAGTTATCTGCGGCATCAGGCGACTTTATCCGCACATCTGATTCATGGGCGAATCAGGTCAGAGTTATGCAGTTGCAGTTACAATCTTTAAAAGCAACAATCGGACAAGGACTTATTAATCTTTTTTCGCCTGTATTAAAGGTTATCAATACATTGTTGGCTAAATTGGCAACTTTAGCCAATGCGTTTAAGTCTTTCACGGAATTAATTACTGGTAAAAAATCATCTGGAGCAACAGGATCTGCTAGTGCAGGAATTGCAGGAGCAAATATAGCGGAGACAGCGGAGGGATATGGAACGGCTGCTGATAATGCAGAAGATTTGGCAGATGCTACAAAAGAGACTGCGAAAGAAACAAAAAAAGCTCAAAAGGCTTCTAAGGATTATCTTTCAACTTTGGATGAAATTCATAAAGCCACATCAAACGACAGTGTATCATCATCTCCATCTGGTTCTGGCGGATCTAAAAATGGTCTTGATAACATTCCAAAAGCCAACGTAGGAACAGTGGATTATGGAAAATTGGCAGATGGTGAAAATGCTCTTGATAAGATTAGTGAATCTGCAAAAAAACTAGCTGATTTATTAAAAAAAATATGGAAACCATTTCAAGATGCCTGGAAAAGCGAAGGGAAAAATACTGTTGATGCAGCTACATATTCTTTTTCAAGCCTTGGAAAGCTCGCAAAGGACGTAGGTGGAAGTATTGCAAGTGTGTGGACTAACGGTACAGGAACCACTATTTTAAATACAATGCTCCAGATCGCACAAAATGTACTTATTACAATCGGAAATATTGCAAGCCGTTTGGACGATGCTTGGAAAAAAAATGAAGTTGGAACAACGATTATTCAGAATATAGCAAATGCATTACAGGCTATATTAACTTTTATCAACAATATTGCAAACGATACTGCAAGATGGGCACAGAATCTTAATTTTTACCCATTATTACAATCTATCAGTAATTTGACTGGAACGTTTGCTCCAATAATAAAAACTATAGGAGGTACGCTCGAGTGGCTTTACGCAAATATAATATTACCAGTTCTCCAATGGATTATTGAGACAGGTCTTCCCACAGTAATCAATGCTGTATCTGGATTGTTAGATTTTTTATCAAAACATCAAGGTATTGTAGAAACTTTTGGCGCCGTACTACTTGGTGCTTTTGCTGCTTCGAAAATAGTTGGGTTGGCAACAACAATAGTTGGAGCAGTAAGTAAAATTATCGGAATTGGGAAAAACGTAATTACATTAATCACTGGTGCCGGCGGAATTATGAGTGGAATAAAAACTCTTGTGGCAACCCTTGGGCCTGGAGGAATATTCGCAATTGCTATTTCTGCGGCTATTGCAGTCGGAGTATTGCTTTATAAAAACTGGGACAAAATTTGTGATGCGGCAACAAAGTTAAAAGATTGGGTTGTAGAAAAAACTAGAGTTTTAGTTAGGGATGCTTCCAATTTACTTGCGAATTTAAGGACAAAAATATCAAATATTTGGGAATCTGTTAAAACTAAAACTCAAAATATTTGGAGTAGTGTTACAACTTTTGTGAGTACAAAAGTAGAAGCTATCCATAATGCAATTGTAGATAAATTTACAGCTGCAAAGAACAAAGTTGTTGAAGTTTTTGAGGGGATAAAGACAACCATTCGAGATATTTTAAATAAGGTAATTGGAATTGCAAACAGCGCTATTGGAACTGTAAACAGTGCAATCGGCGGCATTGAATCAGCATTTACATTCGGACCATGGAAGATTCCAACTCCTTTTGGTTCAAGAACAATTGGATTTACGGCTAATTTCCCAAGAGTTCCTACAATTCCATATCTTGCAAAAGGTGCCGTTATCCCGCCAAGATCAGAGTTCCTTGCAGTGCTTGGAGATCAGAAGAATGGGCGCAACTTAGAGACACCGGAAGACCTGTTAAGGCAGATTGTAAGAGAGGAATCCGGCGGAAATCAGGGCGGTGGCGGAAATTACAGATTCACAGCGCAATTGAACCGCAGAACGATATTTGATGAGATGATTGACGAAGCAAAGTTAAGACGTGATGCAAGCGGTACAAATCCGTTTGAACTGGCATAGGGGGGTGAGAACGTGGCATTTTCGATAAGCAAATCAATAACTGATAGATATAAAATAAATGGGCTTCTCATCCCTCAGCCAGATGAGGATATGCAGTGTAATTTTGAAACCACCTATTCAGAAGGAAGTAACCGAACTCAAAAAGGAGTTGCATTGATAACTCCACTTTTTACAGTAATCCAATACAGTTATAAGGCAACTAATGTGCCGGTTGACGAGAAATCAACTAATCTGGTAAATGCGATTATAAAAGGAAAACCATTTATTTTGCATCATTGGTTAGCACATAAAAACGAATGGCGATCAGAAAAATTTTATGTTGGAAAAATGCAATACAATGTAAAGCGAGTGGGAGAGTATTACTCGGAAATATCATTTAATATGCAGGGGGTGAATCCACTTGATTAATGCATCAAACACTTTTAAAGAAAAATTGCAGGATGGTGAGCAAGTAATTGAAATCGTGGAGATCACCTTTGCTGACGGAACAACAAAGACACTTGAAAACGAGATTATGATCGGCAACAATGACTTTTCCGATTGTGCGGAGAGTAGCAGTTTTCCAGTCGGCGCTACAGTCTGCAAAACGATGAAGCTTGAATTAGATAATACAGAGGGTCAGTGGAAAGATTATAATTTCTATCAAGCTAAAGTGCATGCATATTTGAAGCTCCAGACTTCCGTAGCGGAACCATCCAGTGAATCAATTTGGATGAATGATTTTTATGAGCCAATTCTCGATACTGATGGAAACATCATAGTCCTTTCCAGAGCCGCATCGGAAGACCGATATGAGACGATTGATAAGGGTGTCTATACAATTACCACGCCAGAGCAATACGGTGAAATATTGAGCTTTACGGCGCTTGATGATATGTACAAAACCAATGCTAAATATTATAGTGCTCTGACGCTTCCACAGCCGATTATGGCGCTGGTAAGAGACGCTTGCGAGAGTTTGAATATCCCTATGGGGTTTTCCTCTATGGCACATGGAAATGTAATTGTCACAGCACTCCCAGATAATATGACATTCCGACAATTGATCGGATGGGCGGCAATGCTAGAGACAGCAAACGCCAGAATTGACAACAGAGGTTATTTGCAGTTTATAAAATGGAATTTTGGAGCTGTCGAAAACGGCTCCTTAGTTCCGTTTAAATTAGAGGATTACGTGAGTAGTCCTACACTTTCCAGTGATGATATTGTAATTACTGGTATCAGAGTAAAAAACAAAGAATCTGAATCCCTGTTTGGAACTGCTGGATATGTTCTGGAGTTGGAAAATAATCTTCTGTCTGACAGTGACCTCGGAACTGTAGCGGCATGGATCGGTGGCGATCTGGTCGGGGCTAAATTCCGAAATCTGCAAGGAGATCTGATTTATAATCCTCTGTTAGAGTTTGGAGACATGGCATATAGCTTTGATCGGAACGGAAATAAATATCTTACACCGATTACTGATGTATCATCTCCGTTAAATGGCATTACCACTGTAAAAACGCAGGCAGATGATCCCATCCGAAATAGCAGCACATATATGTCGGAAGCTACAAAAGCACTGGTAGAAGCTAGACAACTTGTTAAGGATGAACGCACAGAGCGCGAAAAAGCCGTTGAAAGGCTTAATAATACGCTTAAAACTTCTGGTGGTTTATACATGACTGTAGAGCCACAGGATGATGGTAGCAATATCTATTATGCGCACAATAAGCCTACACTGGAAGAATCTGATATTGTATGGAAGTTTACGGCAGAAGCAATCGGCATTTCCATGGATGGAGGAAAGACATATCCTTATGGATTAAATATTAATGGAGAGCTTATTGCAAGGCTTCTGTATGCAGAGGGAATCAATGCAAGTTATATTAATGCCGGCGCGTTAGTCGTTCGTGACACAAACGGAAAGATTATTTTCTCAGCCGATATTGATAATAACCAGATTGTAATTGACGGCGCATCCGTGCGAATCGGTGCATCACATTTGGACGGACTGTTAAACAGTATGCAAGGTCAGATTGACGGAAATATCAATACCTGGACCGGGACTCCTGCACCTACACTTAGCAATTACCCGGCAAACGAGTGGCTAACTGATACAGAAATGAGTAAGCATGTAGGTGATCTGTATTATGATGGAGACAGCCATGCTTACAGATTCCGCAATGATGGAAAAGGGTATTACTGGGAAAGATTAAAAGACACGGACGTAACAAAAGCATTACAGGATTCCGAGGATGCTTTAGCGGCAGCTAAATCCGCGCAGGAAGCGGCAGCTCTTGCAAAGAATATGACATTGCAGTTGAGCAACGAATACCAGGGCATTTCTGTTGATTCTGACGGAAATTACGGAACATTTCCAGGCAATGTGAGTACGCAGGCAGTCGTGATGTACGGAACGCAGGATATTACATCTGATTGTAAATTTACAATTATCAAATCAGATAGCGTAACAGGATCCTGGAATAATGCGACCAAGACATACACAGTAACAGCATTATCCACTGACGATGGATGGGTAGACATCAAAGCAACATATATCAGTGTTTTATCAGTAGTTAAAAGATTTTCGCTGGCTAAAATTTATGCTGGGAAAAATGGTACAAATGGTGTTGACGGTCTCCAGGGACCAAAAGGAGACCAAGGCATACCGGGACCACAAGGAGAACAAGGTATTCAAGGCCCACAAGGACCGAGAGGAGAACAAGGAATTCCTGGAACTCCCGGGGCGGATGGTAAAACGCCGTATTTGCATATTAAATATGCTCCGGTAGAAAATCCAACATCTGGACAGATGACAAAGACACCAGATATTTATATTGGTACTTACACAGATTATTTACAGGATGACAGCACGGATCCAGCTGCCTATACCTGGGCGAAATTTCGCGGGGATGATGGACAGCCCGGAAAGAATGGATATACCTGGATTAAATACGCTTCTATGCCAAACGGCGAAGATATGTCAGATAACCCAGATACTGTTCCATGGATTGATACAGATGGGAATACAATATGTGATACTGTAGGAAATCCAATCTATCTGGAGCCAGAATATGTTGCGTATATCGGAATTGCAAATAATAAGGAAACGCCAACGGAAAGTGATGATCCGGCTGATTATACATGGACCCGATACAAAGGCGCTGATGGGGAAAACGGTTCTGATGGCAAGGATGGAGTAGACGGAAAAGATGGAAAAACAAGTTATACACACATTGCCTATGCGAATTCTGCGGATGGAAAAACAGATTTCTCTGTGTCGGACAGTAATCGTAAGTATATCGGTATGTATGCGGATTTTACCGAGCAAGATAGTACTAATCCAGATGATTACGCGTGGACACTTGTAAAAGGCGCGAATGGCGCACAAGGTATCCCTGGAAAAGCAGGTGCGGACGGAAAGACGCCATATTTCCACATAGCTTATGCGAATAGTGCTGACGGAAAAACTGGCTTTGATGTAGTTGTCAGTTCCGGAAAGCAGTATATTGGCCAATATACTGATTACGACACGCCGGATGATTCCATTGACCCGACAAAATATAGATGGACAAAAATAAAAGGGGAGCAGGGAGATGCCGGAAGGACTTACTTTTTTCATAGCAATGCAGATGTGTTACTAATGGGAGCGGATCAAAAAATAACACCGGCACCGCTTATAATTGATTCGTTTTACAGAGACGGAAATAGTGAGATTGCACAGGCACAAAAGGGATGGTGGAAACTTGAAAAATCCACTGACAACGGCGCTACATGGTCAGCACTCACGGTATCGCAGACTGCAGCACTCGACAGGTTAAGTATCAATGTTAATGACCTGTCGCTCAATGCTCACGACATGCTCAAGGTTTCGCTGTACTTCGACCAGGCAAAAACAAAGCTTGCAGACTATCAGACGTTTTCCGTGGCGGTTGATGTGGCATCGCTGACACATGAAGATATATTTGATCTTCTTACAAATAATGGTTCCATGAAAGCAATTCGTAAAGAGGGCAACCAGTTATATATTTCATTCACCTATGCAAAAGGCGGAACATTGAAGCTTGGCGGTCCGAATAATGGATATGGCACCTTTGAGGTGTATGACGCGAATGGAAATATAATAACCCAAATAGATAACTCGGTTGGGTTTAAAAACTTCAAGGGAAAAGAGTGGTTCCAGATAAATGAGTCTGTAGCTACAGCTGGTTACGATTCACCCCTTGTTCATGGGCTTCTCGATTTGTCCGCGCAATACTCTGATGGATATTGGACTGTTTTGGAGAGTAAACAAGCTGGTCTTCTTCTGAAGACTGTATCCAGAATGAAAGTTGAGACAACCGGAAGCAGTTCTCTGACTCTCAATGTGCCAGAAATGCCTAAGCTTATAACTGGTAGTAACTTAGGAAAGAATGGAAATGGAGATGTCGGAACAATTGCATCATCCTCTATGCATTATAAAGTACTCGGGAAAACAGTAAAAGAAGACGAACTGGAAGACCTATATAGAGTCAAGGTAATCTGGGCGAAATACAAAGATGGATATCTTATGGAGCAAGACGAACGGTGTGGAAAAGAAATGCCAATGTTCATTGCAGAGGATATTGACCGAAGATTTCCAATCGCTGTCGATCATAACGAAAAAGGACATGCTGAAAACTGGAACTATCGTATTATGATTCCCTGCATGTTCGCAATGCTAAAAAACGAGCATGAAAAAGTTAAAAATCTGCAATCCGAGCTTGATTCCGTGAAAGCGGAATTGAATGAATTAAAGCAACTTATCAAACAACATATTTCAATGGAGGTATAAGACTATGGCAAATAACACATGGAGTAATTACACAGAAAAAACAGCAACACCGGTAGATACAGATGAAGTAATGGCTCGTGATTCCACAGACGGAAAAAACAAAAGACTTCTTTTTGGCACTTTCTGGAAGTGGGTAGCTAAGAAATTAAACGAGGCTACCATTCCGGAATTGCAGACCAATAACAAGACAGTTATCGGGGCGATTAACAAATTAAATAGTGACTCACAAATGAAAAAAAATTTTATAAATCCAGAATCAACTGATGATATCATTTATGGCACTACAGCTACGATTGGTTTTTATAAAACAGGACGGACTGCAAGCATTTATTTTAATATAGAAGCGAAACAAATGTTAGCGAGTAATTCTTTTGTTACGATAGCCAATGTTCCAGATAGTTATCTTCCTGAACAGGATATAATACTTAATTACATCACGCAAAAAGGGACACCTATGCTTGTGAATATTAACAAAACAAAGAAAATCATATCACTTTTTAATAATAACACTGAGATAAAAAATGACTGGGTAATTCGTCAAGTTATAACATATCTGTCTGCTTCATAATTAAGGTTAAATACTATTGGAGTTAATAATCCAGCCAAATAATTCCCTCGTTGTTCGATATGAAAAAAAAGATTTGTACAAAGATCATGTAATTTTATGACTTTCATCATTCTAACCTAACAGGTTTATTTTCAATTATTCCAGTGAGGCTAACCCCAATAACAACAAAATTGTTGGCTTCTTGTAGATATGTTGCTTGAAAAGCAATAAAATACCCACTTCCAAAAGAAAAAGGATTGTCGGATGGTTCATGAAAGAATCCAAAAATAGCTTTGTGTGATTTTCCTTTTAATTCCGAAGAAAATGTATTTTTACCAGAAATCACTTTACAAAGACTTATTGAGCTTTCACTATTTTGTTTGCTGGAGCTTATGGGAAAAAAGTAGCTTCTTTACCATAATACCGATTATACATGTGGCAAGGAGGTGGTGTCATTATGACAGAGAATTTAATCATGGTAGGTATATTGTGTAAAAATGTGGGGCTGAAATTCACAATTGCTCGTCGTATCATGTACTTATCAATATGAAAGGAATGATATAATGAGCAAATTACAGGAATTTTTAAACCTTGGTGATTATTACGCATCAAACGGCGGATATCTTGAAAAGAAAAGTAATGCCTATCTGGATGATTTTAAGAAAAATGCAGGATATAACAATTACACCAAATTCGCCCGCGATGTAAATTCCTGGGGACAGCCAGGATGCCAGGGACAGCCGTGGTGTGCGGAATATCAGTTTTGGAAATTGGTGAAAATCCTAGGAATCACAAAAGCCTTACAGATTATGGGTGGAGGATTTTACAATTGCGTATCAATCACTAATCATGCTAAAACAAACGGAACTTGGCACAGCAAGCCAAAAGTCGGAGCACTTGTAATCTTCCGCAATGGCTCCCATGTTGGAAGTGTGCAGAGTTTTGATAGCTCGAGAATCTATACAAATGAAGGAAATACTTCTAGTGCAGCTGGAGTAGTAGCAAATGGCGGTGCAGTCCGAAATAAGTCCTATTTAATCAGTGATTCTTCCATTGATGGATATGTTTGGATTGACTGGGGGTCTTACGAAGAGACAGCCACATGGAAAAAGACTGGAACCAGAGTGGCAACAGTGAATGATTTGTATGTCCGCGAGACACCGAATGGTTACGTTATGGGTTCAATCAATAAAGGAACCGTTGTTGAAATTGACGGAAAGACAAGCGGAAAGTGGACACATGTAAAAGTTTCCGGTATCGGCATTGGCTGGATCTGGACTGGATACCTGGAAAAGGAGGGTGGCTCCACATCCGCTACCATTACAGGAAAACAGGATAAGACACAGGTGCTTTTCAAGGGGAATGTAACCGCCACTGTGCTTAATGTGCGTACCTGGGCTGGAACTGAGTACCCGAACATCAAAAAATACCCAAAGCTCAACCAGGGGAATGAAGTAGAGGTAATGAATTTTACCCAGAAAGATAAAAACGGCAGCAAATGGTATTATATCCGTATTGCAGGAAAGTATTATGGCTTTGTATCTGCAAAATATATTAAGAAGCAGTAAAAATATCCCGGGGAATTAGCCCCGGGAATTTCTTTTATTTAATTGCTGATAACATCAATGCGCCAGTTCGTCAGCACATAGAAGATATCATTAATTATTCTTCTGGATTTTTGGGAAAATATCGAGCTGAAAATTAATCTCATTGCCCTTCCCATAAGCATTTTTATTATCTTTTGAGTAGGCAATCTTTTCAATTAAACTCTTAAGCATTTTATTCTTCGATTCTGTATCAAGGCTCCAATAGTTATCGAGTAGCTCTTCGCAACGAGGAATAAAATCTGATTGTTGCTTTATAATATTCTGCTCATGTTTGATTTCTTCTTTTAATTTTTCTATAGTAGCGGAGCATGACTGGATAGATGCGGCTATTGTTTTGGCACGTTCAAGGAAAACCTCAGTGGTATAGATACCCTGTTCGAGTAGGTCATATTGTTTTGCTTTTTGAGCATTTAAGCTTTCTAGCTCGTTTTCTTTTTCATGTATGAGATTCTGCTTAGAAGTTATTCCGCAATCAATAGCCTTTGAAGATGTATTAATATCATTGTTTAACTTATATTCCTCCACAATCTCCCTAATTCCATCAAGCACAGCTTTTTCGACTAGAGACAACTTACTGCTTACCGTGGGGCAAGACGTATATGGACACATGAGGGTATCTTCCTGCCCGCGCTTTTGATAAGGTCGGCGAACCATGGCGCGACCACATTTGCTGCAATAGACAATTCCGGAAAGCGGGTTGCGGATTGAGTTTTTTATACTGTTTGGGCGAGGCGGGTTCTTTTTTCGTATTTCCTGGACGGAATTATACAGATCTTCCGATATAATAGCCGGATGCAATCCATCACAAATAAGAGTATCTTTTGATCGAGGACGTGTCTTGATTACTTGCCCATCCTGTATAGTCTTTACAGTTTTTCGCCCATTCCACCTTATTTTCCCGATGTATACCGGATTTGTTAGAATTCCCTGTATACTGGCAGGAGTCCAGTCACCGCCTAGTGCAGATTCCATCCCCATTTCATTTAATTTCCGTGCAATCTTCGCAACTCCAATTTGTTCGCAGCCATCACCGGCATACCAGGTGTAGATCATTTTTACAATCTCAGCTTGAGTCGGAACAGGTCGGAGAGTATAGCCTTTTTCTTTTTCGAGCTTAACTCTTTCGTATCCGTAAGGTGGTTTGTTGCCACAGTATTTCCCTTCTTTTACTGATGAAATCCTTCCGGCGTTCAGTCGGCGCTTGATAGTCTTATATTCACGTCTGGACATAAAAAGCCCAAACTCAAAATACTCTTCATCGAATTCGTTGTTTGGATCATATATTTTTGTGGGGGTAATAATTTTCGTGTCAGAATACTGGAAAGCCCTTGATACAATGCCTTGGTCGATTGTGTCACCTCTGGCAAGACGCTCTACTTCGACAACCAAAACACCGTCCCACATGCCGGATTCTACTTCGTGAAGGAGTTGCTGCATGACAGGACGGTCGGCAATAGTTTCTCCGGATACCACTTCGCGGTAAATTGCGCCCACAATGTACTCTTTTTTCTTTGCAAGATCTAACAGGATCCGTTCATGTCTGGCGAGTGTTTCGCCCTCTCCATGCGCCTCAGCTTCTCGATCAGCTCTGGATTTCCTTAGATAGATACATACCGATTCATTCATTTTATCATTCTCCTTTTTTTACTTGTGTGATAATCCAGGAGATGATATAATTATGGTGTAGGTAAGATTTTTCTCCGGATTATCTTATTTATTAAAACCGGTTCCCGTTGGTAGCGAGAGCCGGCTTTTTTATTATTTATTCTATTTCATCAATATCAAGAGAATATCCAAGGACTTCTCCAACATCTGTACATTTTCCTTTTAAAGTAACTGTCTCTCCTTTGGTCATGGAAGCTACTTTTGTTTTTTGTTCATCATTTTTTATGTAGCATTGGACTCCGATAATCTCAAAGTCTCCATCAGCCATCAAGTCAATATACTTTCCAGAAGCGTCAATGTTTGTAAGTTTTCCAGTAATCTCAAGATATTTATCTTTGTATTTATCAGATGCTCCCATGGCATTGTTATCAAGATCTGCCATCATATCATTAACTGATGCAGAAGTGTATTCTTTTGGCGCATCCTCTTTCTTACTTAATGTGGAATCTGTGGATTTTGTACTGGAATTACTATTACTTCCGCCTGTCGCCGCGCCTATAACACAAAGGACGATAAGGGCAAGTAGAATCCACTTAAACTTTCCACCCTTTAATTTCTTTCGGCACTGCGGGCATACTTTAGCGTCCGCCGGAATCTCTGTCTTGCAATACTTGCATTTTTTTGTCTTTTTCATAGAAAACCCTCCTCATATGGTTTATTTTTATCTGATTTTACAACAAAACGCAACAAAATACAATAACTTGGAATAATTCGACATAAATTGAAAGAAAAATAATGCTTGACTTTTGGGCGTACATAATATATTATTTATGCGAGGACAAAAATTGGAGGTGAATAAAATGTCCCCTAGAACTGGAAGACCACCGATTAACGATGTATCCAGGACTGAAAAACTTAATATAAGACTGACAAAAAAAGAAAAAGACCGCATTGATAAATGCGCAGAAGTCCTTGGAATTTCCAGAACTGATACCATAATGAAAGGTATTGGATTAGTGGAAAAAGAAATCGGCGAGTAAAAAAAGAAATGGAGCAACCGCACCGGCAAAGTGAAATGGTTGCTCCTACCTCCAAATGGAGATATTCAAATTATAGCACTGAGTATCTTTATTTGGCAACCACAAACATGAAAAACGGAGGGCTAAATATGTTAGATACTATTTTGAATAAAACAATTGATGAAACAGATAAAACGCCTATTGAAATCGCACTTGGCATTGATGAGAATGGATACACCACAGCAAGGGCGTTGTATGATTTTCTTGATATGCCAAAACAAAATTTTGCTAGATGGGCTAAAAAGAATATTGAAGAAAACGAATATTTTGAAGAAAATGTTGACTGGTGGGGGTTCTTCACAATGAAGAACGGTAATGAATGCAAAGATTACCGTCTCACCACAGACTTTGCAAAGCACCTTTCAATGGAAAGCCATTCTGCCAAAGGGAAGATTGCGCGCCAGTATTTCCTTAAAGTCGAAACCAAGCTGAAAGAAGCCGTAAAACAGAGCATTGCACCCATGACGCCGCTTGAACAGTTGCAATTGCAGGCACAGGCAATCTTGCAGGTAAATGAAAAGGTTGACGTCCTGGATAAGAAACTGGAACGCCTGGAACTTGATCTCCCGATTCTGCCAATTGAAGCCGACCGTATTACAGAAGCAGTCCGCAAACGTGGAGTGGACATACTGGGCGGAAAAGGCTCAAACGCTTACCAGGACAGGTCAGTGAGACAGAGAGTATACAGTAACATCTATGCAGACTTAAAAGCGAACTTCCGCGTGCGCTCTTACAAGTCAATCAAGAGGCACCAGTGCGATTCTGCCTTGAACGTAATTGCCAGATACGAAGCTCCATTGTATCTCCAGGATGAAATTTTTATGATGAACGGACAGCGCTCTATCTGGGATGATTAATGTCGGGAGGTGTCGAAAAACGTCGAAATTCGCAGTAAATTCGTCAAATTTGTGCAATATTCAGATATTGCCCGAAATCAGACAGAATCGTATAATAAAATACATAGGAGTGATTTTATGAAGGTAATAAAAAAGCTGGTTATATTTTTTCTGTTTGGGATAATGCTCACATTTTCTGTACGTGCGCCGCTATGTGAGAGCATTGATCCAACAGATTCCGAAGTGATTATTAAGGCAAGTGCCAATAATCAATACGTAATACATAATTATACACAGGAGACCATATCTGAAGAAGAAAAGCAGCCATTTGTTGTGAAGAAAAGCAACAATATTTCTGCGGAATGCAAATGCCATTTCTTTTTCAACCGTTCAAGACAAAGAGAGGGAACACTTTTTAAGCAGAGGGCGAGAAGTATGATCCAGTCCGTTCTATATCGCTGAGAAGAGGGTATAATGAAATAAAAGAGAACAAATGTTCTTGTTTGCGCGATGTTGGGAGGGACGGAAAATGGATTACAAGAAGGAAATTATTGAAATGATAGAGAAAATGGAAAACATAAGGTTTTTGGCAATGATTTATAGTTTTGCACATACTCTTTTTGAGAAAGAAAAGAAGCAGGGAAATTAATCCCTGCTTTTTCTATTTGGCAAATCTTTCAATGAACTTCCAGAATAATTCTTTATCTTCTGCTGATAATTGATAATATTTCATAATAGCTTCTCTGGCCTTAATATCATCTGTTGCTATGTTAGCACATACAGAAGAAAAATCTTTATCTGCCTTAAGCTCTTTGGGCAGTTCTCCTTTACGAATCCAATTTTCGTTAATCTCAAATGCGCGACAAATATCTTTTATAACACTGTCACTAGGATTAGCATTGTTATCATTCAAAAGTTTCCATACATATTGTGGAGTTTTGGCGATTGCCTTTCCTATTTCCGTTTGGGATTTTTGACTTTCTAACAATATTTCTCGGATTCTAGCAAGAATATCTGTCATTTCCTCACCTCCTAATATGATAGTACACCTATAAGCAAAAAAAGTCAATAATAATTTAAACTGAGTTTAAAAACATACTTGACAATTAAACTGAGTTGTAGTAAGATTAAACCAAGTTAAAACAAGGAGGTGAAAAAAGTTGAGCAAATCAGATATTCAGTATCTATTTGATTATGCAAGAGATTTGCAGAAACAGGTAAATCAGTTAAAAGTGGCGGTTCTTACCGGGGAAATAAATGGATTAGAATTTCCAAATCCTATTCACTTAGAACCCGGTGAGAAAATACCACTTGGACATCTTGCAGATGATCTACTTGATACAGAATTTCAAAATTGTGGAAACGATACTTGTGATAAGAGCAATGAATGAGATTACAGTAGTCACTTTAAAACGGTAAGTATCTTCTCTGTATATTTTCATTTCAACTTCGCCGTCTTGAGTGACCACATAGCCCTCATACCCACGCACGGGTTGCTTGTGCAAGAATCCTTTAGACGCTAAGTATCTATACATTTCGTGATTCTCGGTATCTTGTGCAGTGGTTCCGTTATTTTTAAGAACGGACTTCATTAACCGATATTGCTTCCCAGTTATCATTTAATCACCTCCCATCTACAGGGAGTATACCACAAGAAAGGAGTGAGTGCATGACTATATTAGAAAGAACTGATATTGAAGATGGAAAACGTATTGTTGATATCTTTACAACTTTATCAGAGGAAAACAAGAATATGGCAATCGTTTATCTTTCTGCATTGAGAGATAAGGAGATTGCGGATTCTTATAGGGCGCAGAAAGAAAGCTCATAAGTTTCTTGAACCAAAGTTGCCAGAAGTTAAGTAGAAAGGAGTGTATGAAGATGGAAAGAAAATCAATCGCCGGACTTACGGACTATGCTTTAGAGATGCTTGGATATGATAAAGAAAAGATTCTCAGGGCAGTAGAAAATTGCGTAATGGCAATGGGAGAATTGACAATCGCAGAAAGCAAAGTTGCCCGTAAGCATCTGGACTCTGTTATGGAAGAAATGTATAAGCGGAGTCAAGACACCTTAATAAATACTATTCAGCCTCGTTTATAATCTTATTTTCATGAACGACAAAATTATAAGCATAGTTATAGGCTTGTACATACTGGTTGGACAGTGACAGTACATCAGAAGAATTAACTTCATTTTCGTTGTTTAATTTATTAACTTGTGTAGCTGCTTGGATATAAGCTAAAGCAATATTGTGTGCTGCCAGTTCTGGATTGATAGTACGAATCTTAGCAAGTTCACAGTGGCTTAATCCAAAATTGTCAAACATAGTAGCGTCCTCCTTTCCTTAATACTCAGCATACCAGTGCCTGTACTTACAGGATAGGAGAACAAATATGAAAAGTCAAGGTAGGGAGGTGAAAACAAATGTTCCGCAGAACGCCGTCAAAATATGACAACATGACAAAATGGGAAATTCTGGATTCCATAAACAGTGACCCTCATTATTCACATGGGAAAATGGCTAGACAAGCACACAGAGCGTTGCGCAAGTATGGCGACGGATTACCAATCATTTACAGATATCCGAATTTCCCCTATTTGTTATCTGCATTTGCTGGAGGATTCTCAGCTGTGACCGTATTCATTTTGTTTTCGTCAATGTAAACATTGATCACCTGTCCAGATTTGTACAGTGCAAATAAGCTGATTACGATGGCAACAATGGACAGGACAACAGGGATATACCACCGTCTGCGGTCTCTTACATAAGAATCATAAAAAGATTTTCCGGCTGACTGAATGCAGACAATGGTTGGTGTGATTCTTGAATCGGTATCTTCTTTACTGTATTTAATGAATCCGCGTTTCCCAAGATATTCTATTTCTCCTTTTTCTGAATCGGAAAAATCAGACAACAGTATATCAGTTTTATAAAGACGTTTTAACAATTTGATTTGTGAACCAGAAATTTCCATAACATCTCTCCTTTCACAGGAGAGTATATCACAAGAAAGGAGTGAGCGCATGTCAGAAAAAGAAAAAAGAATCGTTGAAAAGCTGAAAGATGCAATTCCTAATATGTCAGAATTTGACAAAGGTTACATTCTTGGAAAGACGGAAAGTTTTTCCGAGAATAAGTCTGATGATTCTGACCAGAAAGAAGAGACCAAGAAAGGAGCGTAAATGGACGCATTACAATTTAACAAAGCCGTCAGTCAGCACTGCAAAGAATCTGGAGGAGACTGTTGCAACTGTGATCTGCGGCTTTACTGTTACCTATCGCCCAGCGAGCGACCAGATGAGTTAGTGGGCCTGGTTATTGATTTTTTGCATAACCACATTGAAAACCATGATCATTATACCCATCACACTGCGGCTTCATTTCCGTGTATTGATGATATGGACATGAGCACCGCAATAGGCGGAGAACTGTTACCAGAAGCAAAAAGAAGCAAATAACATATCTTAACATAGTGAATGCATAAAAAGGAGGTTTACTGATGGCAGTAATCAAAACAATCAAAATGGGGTCTGGGGTAATCAGAATACATGATGATTACTGCAAAGACAATACGCCGGAAGACAATCAAAGGATTGTCGATGAATGCTCAAGAATTATCTTGGACTACTACAGAAGAAAAGAAGAAAATTTGGCATAAGCGCCCCGGAGGGAGTCACGACCTCCACCCCGGAGCAGTGTACTCACTAACCTAAACTTAGTGGATACAGGTAAATTATAATCCTCTATCCGCTAAAAAGTCAATATAAGCGAGAGGAAAATAATATGGAAAACAAAAAAAATGTAACAAATGAAAAGATTACATGGAACGATTTGGAAACAATGCTGGCTACCGAAATCGTGAAAAAAGCAAAGAGAGAGACTAAGAAGTGGTTCAGTGCATGGCTTTTGACTGCCGCGCTGTTAATCATTACTAATATCTTCTGGTATATTGCTTACAGTCTGTAATCTTTTTCTTTTTGGAGGGAAAAGAATGAAATCACCTAGACAAAACAGAAAGGATATCGTAGTCAGTGCGATTATTGGGATTCTGCTTACTTTTCTTCCGGTGTGGATGTGGGAGAAGAGCTTGCAGCAGATCCTGGCAGGTATTGTATTCGCATTGTTTACGTATTTAGCACTGCTTTGAGAAAGGAGAATGGAAATGTTGTGGAAAATGATTAAGGAGATTATTGATCTCGGAGAACGTATTTATAATGAAACACCTGCTTATTTATCCATTGATATTAGCACTGGAACTGGATCTGTTAACATCTATATCATGGATAGAGGTTTTGAAAATGATCATGGATATGATGGATTATACACGCTCTTATTAAGTGACGCGCAAGAAAAATTTAATCGTAGACAGTTTGAAAAAGCTAAAACTCACATGCTTAGACTTCTTGAAGAAGAGGTGAATGCTAATGATGTATGAGACATCAATGCTCAGAATGCTACCTACACTCACCCTGGCCCAGGTAATCAATGATCTTCTCCGGGAAATGCAGAGTCGAGGAGACAATATCCTTGATTATGAAAATGCGGACATGTACCTGGACAGAATCGAATATCACGCTGGAGACCGAAAGGAAGATGGAAAGATTGTTCCAGGAGAGGGCGACAGATCAGACAACCTGTATTGCTTTTTTAAGGCGGTGTAAACATGGAAGAGCGCATTAATGAGATTGTTAGATTGATTGACACCCAGCTTGCTATTGTGCCGGATAATCCGATAGAGGAATCATACAAGGCGAGAACATTAGCGAGCTACGTACAGGCTTTAAATGGGCTTTTAACGGCTCAGAAATCATATAAGGAGGAAAGTATTAGTGAGTGAATTTGAAATCCGTATTCCGGCAAGAAAGAAGCAGCCGGCAACCGATAAGGATAACCCTGTCGTGAAAGTTTCGCCGGAAGCGTACAACGCACTGGTTGAGATTTATAACGAATCAACCATATCAATGAAAGATATTGCAAGTTTGTTGATCGTTGAGGGCAGCAAACATGTAGTTTATGACAAGGAGGAATAATATTGGAAAATCTTGAATTATATAACCATGTTAGAGAAGTTCCAAAAGATGCTCAGAAGCCGATTATGGCAGGCCGTTTAAAAGGTTTTACAGATATTAACCCCATGTGGCGAATCAAATGCCTGACAGAGCAGTTCGGGCCTTGTGGAATCGGATGGTATTACAAGACTGTTGATAAATGGACAGAAACCATAAATGATGAGACATGCGCTTTTGTGATGATCGAACTATATGTTTTTTACGAAAGCAAATGGTCGCAGCCGATTTCTGGAACTGGAGGAAGTAAACTAGCAACAAAAGAAAAAAGCGGAATCTACGTGTCTGACGAATGCTATAAGATGGCCACAACGGATGCGCTGTCAGTAGCTTGCAAAAATCTCGGCATTGGAGCAGATGTCTACTGGAAAGAAAGCAAGACTAAATATGATTGCTCAAGTAACAGTGAGAATTCGTCTGACAAAAAAGGGGAACCGGTAAAAGAAACCGAGATGATTAGTTCTGAAAATATTATGTCAATCAAAAATATTATTGACAAATACCCAGAAGCTAAGCTTGTGGACCAGATTAAGGCTCGGTTCAGAGTAAATGATATTAAGTCTCTTACCAAGGAAAAAGGTCAGAAATGCCTGAAGATGTTAATTGACTATGATAAACAGCATACAGAAAAGGAGAAACAGCATGAATAAAGTAATTCTTACAGGAAGATTCACACATGATCCAGAAATCAAGTACACCAATGATGGAACATCAATCGCAAGATTTTCCATTGCAGTCAATAGAAGATTTGTAAAAGAGGGTTCTGATCAGAAAGCGGACTTCCTTAATTGTGTTGCATTTGGAAAATCTGCGGAATTTATCGAAAAATATTTCACAAAAGGAATGAAAGCAGATTTATCTGGAAGAATCCAGACCGGCAGCTACACCAATCGTGATGGGCAGAAGGTGTACACAACAGATATTGTTGTAGAAGATATTGAGTTTGGTGAAAGTAAAGGTGCTAACCAGAGCCAGCAGAAGTCAGAGACGCCACATCAGGAAACAGACCCGGACGGATTTATGGATATTCCAGATGGAATTGATGAGGAGATGCCGTTCGCATGATACAAATTGACAGTAGGGAACATCAGAAAGTTATTGATGGCATTAAGAAAGCGTTTGATGCAGCAGGAGAAAAATGGTTCGTGTCAAAGCTCTACGTCGGGGATTATATGAATTATGACAACCCCAGGTTAGTTGTTGACCGAAAGCAAAATCTCTCCGAATTATGCGGAAATGTATGCCAGCAGCATGAGAGATTCCGTGCTGAGATTATCCGGGCGAATGAAGCAGGAATAAAGCTCATATTTCTGTGTGAGCATGGAAAAGGAATTGAAAAGCTGGATGACGTTCTCTGGTGGGAGAATCCCCGGGCAAAGAAAAGAGTTAAAAAGAATGGCACCTGGGTGGAGCAGGAACAGAAAGTTATGCACGGGGACGTTCTGTATAAGATTCTCTGCACAATGCAACGGAAATATGGCGTTGAATTTCTATTCTGCGACAAAAAAGACACTGGGAAACGGATAATGGAGATTCTGTTAAATGGATAAAGAAACAATTAAACAACAGAATAGCATGAGGAATGTTCTGAGCAGATATGGCATGGTTCCAAACAGAGCAGGATTCGTTCGGTGCCCGTTTCATCCGAAAGATCGTACTGCATCCATGAAAATCTACAAAGACAGCTATTATTGTTTCGGTTGTGGTGCAACAGGTGACATATTTACATTCGTTCAGAACATGGATAATTGCGATTTTAAGACAGCTTTTACCATACTTGGAGGAACTTACCAGAAACCAAATTTCTCTTCCAGAATAGCGATATATCACCATCAGAAGCAGATGAAAATGAGGCAAAAGGAAGAACGGAAGAAAAAGGCCGAGTTGCAAGAATGCTTGTCTGATATTGACTTTTATCGGGCAGAAATCGAGCGATGGAGTACTCTTTCTGACAGATGGTGTGAGGCATGGAATGCACTTCAAAAAGCACTATACCTACATGGGGAGTTGAATAATATACCGTATTAGAAAAGAGGTGATATAGATGGTTCCTTTAAACAAGTTGGATTCGAAATCCATCATGTCTCGGGAAGTGCTGGACGAGGTGTTCAATCAGGAGGATGAGATTTACAGGGCTGAACTGTTGGCCAGCCTTGCGCTTCGAGCATCTGAATTGAGGTGTAAAACGGAGTTTACAAGCGTGGTAAACGCATACAAAAAAGTGCAAAAAGATATAAAAAGGCAAGAACAGGAAGATATCCGGAGGCAGTCAAAAGAAGCCAGCCTTGTAGAGCACTATACGAACTTCACGGATAGTCCCTACGATAGAATGGCCTGCGGAAACTGGATTGCAGCAGATGATGGAATTTGCACTTGGAATTCTACTACTGGAATAACAGATGTTAGGGCCTGCTATCACCCTATATTGCCGGTTGAACGCCTGAAAAATATTCAGACAGGTGAAGAACAGATAAAAATTGCCTTTAAACGTAACGATAGATGGCAAGAGATTATTGTTCCAAAAGATGTCGTAGCAACTGCATCCAAGATTGTAGGGTTATCCAAGAATGGGATAGCTGTAACATCAGAAACTGCCAAGCACCTTGTAAGGTACTTATCGGACGTGGAAAACCTGAACGATGAGTACATAGAAATACAATATTCGTCTGGAAAGCTTGGATGGATTGGAGACGGTTTCTTGCCATACAGCGAGGAAATCATATTCGATGGGGATGCGAAGTTCAGGCAGCTTTTTGAAGCCATTCGGGTAAAAGGAGATAGGGAAACTTGGTATGAGCATGTAAAAAAGATCAGGCAGCAGGATAAATTCGAAATTAAGTTTATGCTGGCAGCGTCTTTCGCCAGTGTTCTGATTAAGCCACTGGATGCGCTTCCATTTTTCACCGACTTATGGGGTCTTACCGGAAACGGAAAGTCTGTTACCCACATGCTTGCTGCTTCGGTCTGGGCGGATCCGTCTGAAAACAAGTATATAGGCAACTTTAAGAGTTCGGATGTGGGCCTAGAAGTAAAAGCTGACATGCTCAATAATCTTCCACTTATCCTTGATGATACAAGCCAGAAGGATAAGAAGATTGAGGAAAACTTTGAGCGAATCGTGTATGATCTCTGTTCTGGCCAAGGAAAAACCAGATCCAATAAAGAACTTGGGTTGACAAGAGAAAGCGTGTGGAAGTTGTGTATCCTCACAAACGGTGAGTATCCATTGCAGTCCTACGTGAACCAGGGCGGCGCTGTAAACCGTATCCTTGAAGTAGAATGCACGCATGATAAGCTGTTCGACAATCCGCAAAATACCATTGATATTCTTAAGAAAAACTATGGCTTTGCCGGGAAAGACTTCGTGGCGGCGCTGGAAGAAATGAGTGTTGATAAGATCAAAAATATCCAGCAGGAGATTTTGAAAAAAATCGCATCAGACGATAAAACGGATAAACAGCTACTTTCCTTATCAATTGTTCTGACTGCGGATAGAATCGCCACGGATATGCTTTTCAAGGACATGCAGTATATTGATATACAAGATGCCAAAAACACGCTTGCTGATGTATCGGATGTATCCCCGAATGAACGTTGTTATGAGTACCTGGTGGATATGATTTCTATGAATGAGCAGCGTTTTGATGTTGATACGCCTTGTGAAAAATGGGGAGATCCCATTGAAAAAGATGGAGAAATGAACCGGTTAGTGTATTTCTATCCCACTGCACTCAATAACATCTGCAAAAATGGCGGATATTCTAAAAAAGCGTTTCTGTCATGGGGCATGAAAATGGGGCTTATTATTTCCAACAATAAGTACGGTAACATCCTGAAAAGAGAGTCAGAAAGTAGGAATCCAAAAAAGTTTTGCTGTTTGAAAGTGGTGAACGATCTTGATGGATACCTGGAAGAGCAAAAAAAAGCGAGTTTGTTCCAAATATCGGATCCGGTATTTGATTAGTTTTGTAACCGAGTAACCTTGTAACTTTTCGGAACGTATATATATATATAGAAAAATAAAAATATGAGAATGAAATTATTTTTTTCTCCTATATAGGGAATGTGTGAGTTACACGGTTACACGGTTGCAAGCGCCGCAAGCCCGCATAAACACTGGATTTTTTTGTAACCCAAATGAAACCGGATTTTTAAAATAGGTTACATATAAGGGAGATGGAGGATGAAAGTAGAAGCAAAAGATATTCCTATCATACAAAAGTTTCTAACAGAATACTGGAAAGCTATAAAAGAATTCTATTCAGCAGAGATTACAGATGAATATTCCGAGAAAGCTTCTGATAAATTAATTTGGCTTGGGGAGATTAGTGGTATTTGCACGGATAAACACGATAAAAAGTTTATCCAAGATTGCATAAATGCTTTAGAGAATCTCTTGGATTCTAAACAGAGAGAGATGAGGATAAACCAATGAACAAAATGAAGGAGTATGAGCGAGGGAGAGAGGATGGTCTTGGTTTGGCGCTCAGAATCGTTAGAGATGGCGGTATAGAAGCGCTTGAGAGGGAAATAAAATTCCGGGGCATTACAGGAGTACATACCTCTTTAGCCAGTAAGGACCTGGATAAAGCAGCGCAGAAGATTAAAGAAATGGCACTTGATACATTTACAATCCTTGGAATTGCCGTTTTGCATGATGATTTCGGATTTGGACAGAAACGCTGCCAGAAGTTTATGGACGGCATGGACAGGGGGGCTGATTATCTGATGGATGATATGGCAACCTGGGAGGATTACAGAAGATCAATCAAAGAGGAGCTGAATCTTGATTTGAGATTCCGTATTAACGGTTAGAGGTGAAATAAATGGACATGAACAAAAGCGAATTTATCCGTTGTGCTGAATTGAGCAATTACGGAACAAAGAAGGAAGCAGAGGAATACGTAACAGCTAATCCAAAAGAAAATTATGATATCAATGATTTTATTGAATTATATCATGACAACCAGAAGCAGTATCGGAATGGATATCATAAAGGGTTGCATGAAGCTTATGGAGTAAATGGGCGTACAACAGCTATGAGAAATGGAATAAAGGGTAATAGCAGCGGATCACAAGATTGGGGGTAATGACCATGGGAAAATACAATACAGAGCGCAAACATAAAGAGGGACAGGAGATGTATAAAGCGGTATATCACTTTATCTTGAAATATTACCGTAAACACCGCTATATGCCGTCCATAAGAAATATTGCAGATGGATTAGACATTTCAATGGCTACTGCCAGAAAACACTTTAATTTGCTCTTAGACAACGGATTGCTTGTTAGCGAAGATCCGACAGAGCAGAGGGCGTATAGATTGAGTTATTCAAAGGTAGAGACCGATTAATCATGTATCACTGCACAATAGCGTGTCAGTTGCTTACATGGGGAAAGCGAGGATGGAAAATGGATGAATTAAAACCTTGTCCGTTTTGCGGAGGAAAGGCAGAAATGCTGATTAATGAATATGAGGATTCGAGAAAAGAATATCTTGTAGCTTGCACAGAATGCGACGGAATGGTGGAACGTTGGAGAGAAACAGAGGAAGAAGCTACAGAACAGTGGAATCGAAGAGTAAGCGACAAGGAGGGTGCGGAATGAGAAAACACACAATAAATCTTCCAGGAGGACTGGAAGTGGATATTTTTAATTTACCAGAGGATTTCAAAGAACAGGTTGAAGAAACATTCAAAGAGTATACATCTGGAACAGCAAAAGCGTATATGTACGCTGACAAGTTAGGATTCATTGACCGTTGCGTAGAATGCCTGAACGGTAATGAGGATTCAGATAAGGTTGTAAATTCACTGGTTGAAGAAGCGATGATTGCCGAATGGAGAAATAATGGTGAAATTATTAAGGAAGATGATATATACAGTTTTGAATTTATGGAAGATTGCTACAGGAAAGGCAAAGAAGATGCAAGGCTGAACTCTCATTTCGGCACTGACGATCATCACATTTACGACCAGATTCAAAAAGTTTTGGTACTGGTGATTACAATTGTAATGAATTATGAGGATTAAGGAGGACGCAAAATGTTAATCAGAAGTCAGGATAAAACAATAATAGTAAATATTGATAATGCTTTCAGTATTGCAATTCGAGACATTAATGGAGCGGCATCAATATATGTCGGAAGTCAAGGCGGTTGTTGCATTATCGCTGAATATTCCACCAGAGAAAAAGCCATGAAGGTACTGGATATGATCCAGGAAGCCTATGGAGATTCGGAATACACAAAATATGTAATTCCAGAAGTATGTAGGATATTAAGTATGAAGCCAAAAACGGAAGAAAACAAAGCACATGCGGGAGAACTTGGAGAAATGCTCAAAAATGGAATGACGTTCCAGATGCCAGAGGATAGCGAGGTGGAAGCATGAAATATAAGTGCGTAAAGGCGTTCATGTTAGATAGCTATGACGATGATGGGTTTTACATTGAAAATTGTATAGAAATTAAGGTTGGCGAAACCTATGAAGTTGGAAATGAAAATTTTATCGGCGAAGACATTCGTCTTAACGGCATAAATACAAACAAGTGGATTGAGATATCTCAAGAAATGTTGGATGAGTATTTTACAGAGGTGGTTGTATGAGCAGAGTACGAACCAGATTAGAACAATACAAAACTGAGATAGAAAATAAATCACAGTATAAGCATGGGCTTCCAGGGAGTGCGCTGGATATTGTGAATACTCTTCTGAATGATTTTGAACAGGACGAGAAAGAAAATGGCTGGATTCCGGTAAAATATCATCAGATATCAGAAAAAGAACGTGCGGAAGAATCCATATCAACTGATATACAGTATATGCTTGACTGCAAAATGCCAGATGACGGACAAGAAATATTGGTTACTAACGGAGAAACAACATGGCAAGATACAAGCTTTATTGATTGTGATGAATATTATCTTGATAGCAATTATGATTGGATTGATATTACGGCATGGCGACCACTTCCAGAACCATACAAGGAGGGATGAGGAATGAGGTTAATCGACACAGATAAATTAAAAAAAGATATACTGCTTCAAAATATCTTAGGAGAACCAATACAGAAGATTATAGACAGATATATACATATTGTGGACGAGCAGCCGACAGCTTTTGATGTGGACAAGGTTATCAACGAATTGAAAAGAGACAAATTCATTGAATCAGAATGTATCTTATCTGATGTGCATCAAGGATACAATGCTGGACTGAGCAGGGCGATAGAAATTGTGAAAGGCGGTGGAGTAGATGGCAACTAAACCGATTTTATTCAACACCCAAATGGTTCGAGCAATTCTGGACGGAAGAAAAAGCTGTACCAGAAGAATTGTAAAACCGCAATGGGAAGAGTGCCCGAATTGCAAATATGTTCACAACGAATACATATATGATAACCTGGCAGAGAACGTATACTGTGCAAGATGTGGTTATCCGTTGGAGCCGGAAAGAAGATCGCCATATCAGCCGGAAGATATCCTGTATGTTCGTGAGACTTGGCACAGATATACAAAGCGGGTTGGAAAAGGTGAAGGGTGCCATCTGGAAGAACACTATGGATATAAGGCTAGCATTGCAAATTCTGAAGACGCAGAAGAGCCGTGGAAACCATCAATCCACATGCCGAAAAAAGCTGCTCGTATCTGGCTGAAGGTTACGAATGTGAGCGTGGAGCGGTTACAGAATATCACAGAAGATGGCGCAAAAGCAGAGGGAGCAAATTGGAAGAATGGAAAAAACGTTGGTTGGGAAGAAAAAATGTGGCGTACAGCGATAGAAAGATTCGCTAAAATTTGGGATTCCACCATTAAGAAATCAGACCTTGATCGCTACGGCTGGAATGCGAACCCGTGGGTCTGGGTGATCGAGTTTGAGCGGTGCGAAAAACCGAAGGAGGTGTGATATGAGAGAAATTCTTTTCAAGGCAAAGAGCGTTTATGATGGAAAATGGGTTGAGGGATATTACCTAAGAGATCAATATCACATAGGGGGGAAGGACAT